TGAAAAAGAACCGTTGATAGCGTCTATTTGTATATTGATATTTATGATAGTGAGTTTATGGTTGATATCGAAAGTAAAAAAGAAATGGATTAAATACGCATTACACGGATTATTGTTTATAAAGGTTTGCGTAGTCTTGTTACATGCAGACTGGATATTGCGTATAGTTTGACATAAGACACTCGCGAGACTATAATATCTATAAGGTGATGATATGGAAAAAGACAGTGTAGGGAATCACTATAAAGAAGTTGACTTTGAAGAATTGGAAAAGCTGGTAGAGATGCAATGTACCCTAGAGGAGATTGCGTCTTTTTTTGATGTTCATAAGATGACAATTAAAAGGCGTATAAAAGAAGAGTATGATATGGACTTTGTGACCTACAAAGAACTTAAGGGAACCAAAGGGCGCATTCATTTAAGAAGGCTGCAATGGAAGTCTGCAAACAAAGGATCTGTTGACATGCAGAAGTGGTTAGGAAAGAACATGTTAGACCAGACCGAGAAGAGCGAAATCAAAGAAACGGGTAAAAAGGTTATAAACGTTAAGTTTGTAGATGAGATAGATGATGAGTGAAGAAGCTGAATTCGTTATAGAGAAGAAGTACTTTAATAACGTGTACCTTGAAAAGCTAACAGATAATACACGGCTACAAATTCTATATGGCGGGTCGAGTTCCGGCAAGTCAGTGTTCCTGGCCCAAAGGGTTGTAACAGACGTATTGCAAGGCGGTCGCAATTATCTTTGTGTCAGAAATGTCAAAGCGACTATAAGACATTCAATGTTTAATGAAATCATGAAAGCCATAGCACAGTTCAACGCCTTGTCGGAATTCAAGGTAAACAGAAGCGACTTGGTTATAACATGTACTAACGGATTCCAAATATTGTTTGCAGGTCTTGACGATGTTGAGAAAATAAAGTCTATCACTCCGGCAATAGGAGTTATAACAGATGTTTGGATAGAAGAAGCGACTGAGACAATGGAAGGTGATATCAAACAGTTACAAAGGCGTTTAAGAGGACATTCAAAGCACGCTAAAAGAGTAACATTATCATTCAATCCGATATTACAGAGTCACTGGATATACGAAACCTATTTTGACAACTGGGAAGACAACAAGACAACTTTTGATGACGGGAACGTGTCTATACTCAAGACGACTTACAAAGATAACCTGAGGTTTTTAGATAAAGGCGATATAGAACTGTTAGAAGACGAAACAGACAAGTATTACCATGATGTTTATACGTTGGGCAACTGGGGAGTATTAGGGAACGTTATATACAAGCCTTATGATATAAATAGAGACAACGGCTGGGAAGTAATAGACTTACGAAAAGAAACAGCGTTGATAGGAGCAATAGAAGTTCCCTTGATTAAGACATTTGACAATTACAAGAACGGCTTGGATTTTGGGTTCAGTCAGGATCCTAACGCATTTGTAAGAACTCACTACGACAAGAACAAAAACACAATATATGTTATGTCAGAGATGTACGCGAAAGAAATGACCAACGACACATTAGCAGCGGAACTTGATAAGAGAATACCAGGAGAATATGTTGTATGTGACAGCTCAGAGCCAAAGTCTATAAAAGAACTAAGGCAAATGCAGATAAGGGCATTAGGAGCAAAGAAAGGTAAAGACTCGGTCAACTTCGGCATTGACTGGCTACAGAGACAGCACATTATCATTGATGTAAGGTGTCAGAATACCAAGAATGAGATACAAGGTTATAAGTGGCGGGAAGACAAAGACGGGATAGTAATAGCCGAACCAGTCAAGAAGAACGATCATCTAATGGACGCTTTGAGATACGCATACGAGACAGAGATGATAAGCCGAGAAATAAGAGCAGTAAGGAGCTTGTACTAATAGATAATAAGGAGATGCGAGAGAATAAAAACAAGGACGTGAGAGCATGAGTTTAATGTCAGAGATTATCAGGAAGATTGAAGAAGATGGTATGATTGGGATGTCGGATATATTGAATGATCTAATACACGATCATAAGATTATGCACGACAAGATGTTATCCAACTACCAGAGATACAAAGGGTCGGCTGATCCAGACGGGGTTCCGATATTCCGCAGGAAAGTAGAAGACCATGTAAAAATCAACAGCAAGATCAACAACACATTTGATTCTGATATAATAGACGTGAAAGTCGGGTACATGTTAGGGAATCCTATTATATACGACATATCAGATAAAGAGTACATGACCGGCGAAGAAGTTGACGTGAAAGCAAAAGAAAAAGACCTAGAAGTCATAAATGAGTTCAACCAGACAAACAACATAGAAGACCTAGACAGTGAGACGCTTAAGATGGCGTCTGTTTGTGCGTACGGGTCAAGACTTCTGTATATAGACAAAGATGGCGCTCAGCGGTGCATGGACGTGAACCCGTGGGAATGTATCTTTGTAGACGATGGGTCAATAAACGAACCTCAGTATGCAATGCGCTACTATGAGATCATCGACGGCGAAGACCTGCAGATATATGTAGAATGGTACGACGAAACCACTATCTATTATTACATATCCCAAAAGAACAACAGCAAAATCAAGGTTGATAAGCTTACGTTTGAGCCTTATTCCAAAAACGGCAAAACAGAACAACCGCATATGTTTGAGGGTATACCGCTTTTGAAGTTCCCTAACAACAAAGAAGAACTAGGCGACTGTGACAAAGTGCACGCTTTGATAGACAGCTACGACTCCACAATCTCAGATGCAGACTCGGAAATCAAACAGTTCCGGCTTGCATACATGGCATTCTATGGAATGGTTCCAACTCCTGACGTAATAAGAGCCGCAGAGAAGACAGGCGCGTTCGGAATGCTAGAGGGTGATAGTATTGAGTTCATAACTAAAAAGATAGACGACGCTATTATAGAACATCATCTTGACAGGATAGAACAGAACATTTACAGGTTCGGTAAATCAGTAAACTTCACAGACGAGGAGTTCTCAGGCAACGCATCCGGCGTGGCTATGAAATACAAAATGTTCGGTCTGGAATCAAAGAGCATATCCTCAGAAAGAAAGTTCACAGCATCACTAAGACAAATGTACAAGATCCTGACTACTGCATGGAAAAAGCTAGGCACGGATATCGACTATAAAACAATAGACTTTATATGGACTCGTAACTTCCCATTGAACCTATTGGACGAATCACAAACTGCCATGAACCTTGCGGGTCTTGTGTCTAAAAAGACTCTGTTAGGGCTACTGAGTTTCATTGACGATCCTGCAGCAGAGGTTGAAGCACTAGACGGCGAAATGGAAGCATTACCAGATTTAGAGATAGAGGAGGAGATTGTGAATGAGAATTAATAAATGTGCTGAAAGTAAAATTCTTGAATTTCGTAGGAGATTGGACGTTGTAGATACGTTGGAATGTGCAATCGACAATGAGAAAAATCTCATGGAATTTGCTTATTGCCGAGTACAGAAAAACTTATTAATAGAATTTATTGGAGTTTTGGCAGATTTAATAGACATTGAAAGCATGAAGGAGTAGGATGTCCCTATCGAGTGAGATGAAGAAGTCTAGCAAACTATCTGAGAAGTCGATAGTCAGGCTGGAGAAACAGTTGAAGTTGAGGTATAGAGATACCAACAGAGAAATGCAGGCTATGTTTTCAGACCTGTTCGCTAAGTATGAAACCAACGGTGTTTTGACTTATGCAGAGATGCAGAAGTATGACCGGCTCAAGAAAACCAAGAAGGTGGTAACTTCTACGGTGAATAGTCTGTATAAAGACGAACATAAGCTAATGACCAAAGAGTTTTCAAACATCTACAAAGACGGCTACTATAGAACCGCATGGGCAATCGAACAAGACGTTCAAGCGAAGCTGGCATACAAGATACTTGACGTTGAGAAGATAAGAATAGCTATTCAGAACCCTATTTCGGGGCTTACATTGAATGAGACTCTAAACAAAAACAGAAAGCAGGTGATAACCAAAATACAACAGGAAATGACACAAGGGTTAGTGCGTGGTGAAAGTTATGGGAAGATGTCAAAGAGAATTTCTAAAACTTTAGGAGGAGATTTAAAGAAAGCGCGGGTAGTAGCTCAAACCGAAGGACACAGAATCCACAACGCGTCAGCGTATGATAGCGCTCAACATGCTATCGACAAAGGGATCGACATGGTGAAGGTTTGGGTTTCTTCTTTAGACTCCAAAACAAGAAGCGGACACAGAACTTTAGACGGTGCAGAAGAAGACTTTGAAGACAACTTTTTTTCAAGCGAGGGTGGGAGCGGACCTTCTCCAGGACAGATGGGCAACGCGGCGGATGATATTAATTGCCGGTGTACGTTCATACTAAAACCAAGAGACAGCGAGATAACAGAACGCAGAATAAAAGGCGAAGGGGTAGTACCATATAAGACTTACGACAAATGGGCAGAAAACAAAGGAGTATAGGAGGGGCGAATGGCATTTATAAGCACGGTTGTAACAATGGTGTTTGATGATAAGGATACGACTA